TGACGATGTTCGAGGTCTTGAACTTGACCAGTCAAGTTACAAATTACATAAACAGATACTCATAGACAAGTACGGTGAGAATGCTGCTATCGACTTCGATAATGCCATAGTCAACTTCTTCAATACAGGCAAAGGTATAAACGCAGATAAGACACCAGCCATGAAACAAGCTGCAGAACTGCTTGGCAATAGAGAGGGAAACATAACACCAGAGGGTACACTCTCACCAACACAAAGCTCTGTCGGTTCATGGATGGACAGGAGGATGAGAAGCTACTCCGGCATAAGCGGTGGAACTGGCGATAGCAAACTTGACCTCTTCTCTGCATCAAACTATGCGAGGAACAGATAGTGGATGCGTCAACAGTAAACCAGAAGCCACCAGCTTCAGGTAATATACAGCCATACTACAACTACGGGAAAGACTCTAAAGACAAAGAGAAGGAACTGATAACACTTCTCGACCTGATGTTTAATTCACTGAGAGCACAAAGAAGCTCATGGGAAACAATATGGCTGGATATTATGGACTATATAATGCCAGACAGAGGAGACTTCTACTGGTATCCTAATGTACCAAAGCTAAACAGATTCGATAACATAGTCGACGCAACTGCGACAAGAGCACTCAATGATGCAGCAGCAGGTTTTCAGGCTGGTCTGACATCAGCAGCAAGACCTTGGTTCAAACTCACACTGTTAAATACAGATAAACTCAAGTCACAGAAAGTTAAAGAGTGGCTGTATACAGTTGAGCAACTTATATACAAGGTGTTTAACACAAGCAACTTTTACCCACAAACACACATAACATACCAAGACGACCTCAGTTTCGGCACATCATGCATGCTTGTAGACGATGACCCAAAGGATGTAATCAACTGCAAAGTGTTTACAACAGGGGAATACTGGCTGCAGCAGAACGAGAACAACGAAGTCGATACCATGTTCAGGCTGTTCTATATGACAGCCAGAAACATGATTAGAATGTTTGGTGACAAAGTACCTCAAGAGATAAGAACAATAGCAGAAAAGAATCCCTACCAGTGGTTCAGGGTTATGCATGCAGTAATGCCGAATGAGAACTATAACCCGACACTGTGGGATAACAGGTATAAAAAGTTCAAGAGCATATACTACACATACGAGGGAACAAGAACCATACTCAGGGAAAGTGGCTATGAAACAAATCCCATAATAGCCACAAGGTTCTTCAGGATATCACAGAATGTTTACGGTATCTGTCCTGCTATGATGGCAATAGGCTCTGTTAAGATGCTTCAGGAAATGAAGATAGGAAGACTTAATGCAGTACACCAGCAGCTAGACCCTGCCATGCTGTTCCCCGATACCCTCATTGCTAAACCGCCATCCACAATAGCCGGTAGTGCAAACTTTGTATCACTGCAGGAAGCTGAACAAATCAAAAAAGTATTCGACTTCAACTTCGATATACAGGGTGCTACACTATCAATAGAAGACGAGAGAAACCTGATAAGGTCAATACTGTACTCGGATGTAATCTCATTCTTCCTGAATAACCCTAGAAGCGATAGAACAGCACAGGAAGTATCAGCAATCGACCAAGAGAAATTACTGCTATTCGGGCCGGTTATAGAGAACCAGATACACGAGAAACTGGAAAAGATTATCGAACGAACATTCGACGCTCTTGATAGAGGCGGCAAGCTGCCACCAGTACCCGAAGAACTCGCAGAAGAATCCATTGAGATAGAGTTCATCTCTCTGTTTGCACAGGCTCAGAAGTATATCGGTGTCCGTTCAATCGAGGGAGCACTTGGTATCATTGGAGCATTCGCACAGATAGACAAACAAGCCATAGATGTCGTTAATGTTGATAACGGTATAGAACTGGCATGTGACATGATGGGTACACCACCACCGATGCTTAACAGCAGGGAAAGAATAAAAGAGATAAGACAGCAGAGAAGTGCTATGGAGCAGCAGCAGATGGCAGCACAGATGGCACAGCAACAGGCACAGACAGCAGCCACAACTGCAACAGCATCCAAGGATATGGCAGCAGCGAACATGGTAGGCGGTGGAGAGAGTAGCGTATGATACTTCCTTCTAAAAATCCTGTTGTAGAGAAACTGTTACCACCACTGACAGGTGACACACAGAAAGTCATAGGTAAATGTGTGGTAGCACTCAGCAGGGATATATACTTCAGGATGTTTATAAGGATGCTTCTGAACTACACACTTACAGGTACAACACTCTATACAGCAAACAACGATGTTAACTTTCTGAATGGAGTACAGCACGTTGGTAACATACTGAACGACATAACTAAAACATATGCCCCTGACGCATGGATAGACATACAGACAAGTGATTATACAAGTTATATAAAGAATGAGCTGTCAGATGCCGATAAGGGCAATAAAACAAATACAGGAGGAAATAGGACGTTATGAGCGATGAACCAATAGTCAATCCGGCTGATAACACAGTACCGGGTGAACCAGTACAGACACCTGCAGAACCAGTACAGACACCAGCAGAACCAGCAGCGTTAGGCAAGTGGGAGGATTACGGCATTACCCTGAATGACGGTGAAGACAGCATCAAGGATACCGTCATGGGTATGAAGCTCAACAAGGAACAGGCAGCACAGTATGTTGAGTCAACAAGGGGTATCTATAAAGGCATAATTGACAACTATAAAGCCGATATGCTGAAAACGAAAGAGACACTGATGAAAGACCTTGCAACACCTGAACTGTTTGGTTCAAGTGTAACCGAAAGGTATCAGCAGAATGTTGACTTTGTTAAGCGTGTCGGTGGTGAACAGTTGGTCAAAGATATATTCGAGACACCAATCGGCAATACGCTTCATATGATTAAGTTCATTGATGCGTTCAGGACTAAGGTTAGTGACGACACTGCAATCATTGCAGACAGAGGAGCAGCACCACAGGATAAGAAGTCAGCAGCAAGTGTCTTATTCGGTGGTACACTCGGTAAATAAAAACAGACAAAGGAGATAAAAACATGGGAGAATTTTTTGCATCATTAGGTGTACCGGAAAGAGAAACAATGACCTTTGGCGACCTCATGAAGAGGCTTGACTCCAACGATAAGGTTGGCAGGATTATCGAACTTCTTGCACAGAGAAACCCAATCCTCGATGACGTTCTTTGGAGAGAGGGCAACCTTATCACAGGACACAGGACAACGATAAGAACAGACCTGCCAAACGTGTCATGGAGAAGGCTGAACGAAGGTGCGATTGTCAGCAAGTCTGGTTCGCAGCAGTTCGATGAGCCATGCGGTACGATGGAATCATGGTCAGAAATTGACGAGGAAATCCTGAAACTCAATGGCAACAATGAGTCGGTAGTGTTCTCAGAGAACCTTGCGTTCATTGAAAAGCTCAATCAGGAAATGGCAGCTACGGTTTTCTATGGCAACAAGTTCACAGAGCCCGACAAGTTCTACGGCATAGCCCCAAGGTATGATGTCATCGAAGCAGATTCGACAGGTGCGGTGAACGAGAACAACCGTGTTATTGACGGTGGAAACAAAGACCCGTTGAAACCCAACACATCAGTCTACCTTGTAAGATGGGGAGAGAATACAGTTCACGGTATATTCCCCAAAGGAACAAGGGCAGGTCTTGAAATCAACGTCATCGGCAAAGAGACACTGCAGGATGGTAACAGAAGGATGGTCGTTCACAGAACACAGTACACATGGAAGTGTGGCCTTGCAGTGAAGGACTGGCGCTACATCACAAGAGTTGCAAACATCAATCCTCTGGATATGTCGGACGCAGCTCTTAAGGCAATAGCCAACAACCTCGCACTGGCATACGAAATGATACCCGATTTCGATGGCGGCAACACAGTGTTCTACTGCAACAGGTCACTCAGGAAGCTCATCAACATCGCAGCTATGGAAAGGAAAAACGGTTTCTACATGGTTGATGATATCTTCGGAAGACCACAGCCTTCTTTCTGGGGAGTACCGCTGAAGAGATGCGACCAGATAGTAAACGCTGAGTCAATCGTACCTGTTGTAAGGTCATAGAAAACAAAGGAATAAGGAGGACATACAATGACTTTCGATAAATCACTTATCTACCTCGACAATGTGGATTGTGCAGGACAGACACAGGTAATATCTGACCCTCTCAAGACAAAGGCAAGACTCGGTGATGGCTACCCTGTAAACATTTACATAGCCCCGTCAGCAGCTATTTCCACAGCCGCAGAAGCCACTGTAAAGGTAACTTTGCAGACGAGAAAAGCCGGAGCTACCGCATGGGATACTCTGCTCTCTACTGATGCCGTGAAAACAGCACAGGTTGGCGGAGCAGGTGCTTTCCTGTTGCCTGCAGGGTATCTGTTTGCACTCAACTTTGTGCCAGCACACATGCTTGACGAGAGCAGGCTTGTTGTTGACTTCTCAGCAGCACCGACAGCAGGGCATATGTTCGCAGCCATCGTAAAGGACAACGTGTCAACAGAAGCCCCGAAGCTCGGCATA